GTAATAGTCTTCAAAGCCTTTTATGGGTTTCCATATCTCTTCCATTTTGTTTTCTCCTAATACTATTTAGAAGAAAATAAAATCCAAGTATATTATTCACTTTTTCCATTGCATATACCTCAACTTTGCTTCTAATCCTGAATAGGTGTTCTTGCTGATCATATCCATCGGATCACCAACCGCAAGAACATAGTCGTTAATATCCTTGACCTTAACATCAGGCCAAATAAGAATCTTATGACCCTTCTCCATAACCGTTTCCATGAAGCTGCAAATCTGCTTGTTGCGCTTTTCATTATCGAAAACATAAACCACCTCGCTGTTTGCAATCTTCTCTGGAAGCTTCATATCTCCAGCAGCACCAACCATCGCAACTGCGTTAGGTAGGAAGATGCTGTCGATTGGGCCTTCTGTGATATAGATTCTTTCTTGTGGATTTACTCTCCATAATCCATACCATAGTTTCTCCACAGAATCCTTCTTGAGAGTAATATATCGGACCTTGGAATCTCTCTCAAGCGCACGGCCTTGGAGTCCGATGAGTTCCTTGTTTTCGTCGTAGAAGGGAATGACGAGTCTTGGTTCTTCTGGTAGCGAGTATTCGCTGCTGAATTCCTTTGCGGTCTTTCCAAAGTCTTCGGTGTAATAAAAGTAGCAGAGCGATTCATCAGGGATGTTTCTCTTACCCAGATATTGCACGACTGAATGTTCAGCATCAAGGTCACAAACATTGACGCAATGTGGCGGAACTTCGAATGTAGTGATCTTCCTAGAGGGCTTGAATAGCTCCTCTGCCTTTGGTTTCTTGTAGTTTGATCTTCCGTTTTCTCCATTTGCAAATCTCCTAAATGCATATTCTTTTGCGATATCTGGACTGATGGCTTCTAGGAAGACATAAAGATTCGTTCCGTACCCACAGTTATGGCAGCGGTAAAAGAAGTCATTGCCCTTCTGGTAGAAATACCCACGGGCAAGATTCTTTCGCTTCTTTGAATCTCCACAAAAAGGACAACGGCAGTTTGCCAGATTGTCCTTCTTCCACTTGAACTTTCCCAGATTGCTTGAAACGATATTGATATAAGTCTTATCGATGTATGCGCTCATTCAATCTTCCAATCGTTTACCTTGACCAGATTGGGAATCTGGCGAGGGCTATATCCATTACCATATCCATGAGGATCGTTCTGGTTTGAATCGGAGATTCCATCTTGATCGTCGCGCTTGACATCAAAGAGTTTCATCTTGGACCTATCAATACCAACCACGAACTTCTTGTTCACGGTAGCACTATTGTAGCGATTCTTCAACTGCTTTACCAGAATTTGCCCAAGATTCTCAAGATCGTCTGTGCTGATCAAAGCACAGAAGAAGTCTGCTGTGGCAGGAAGACCAAACGACTCTGAGGTATCTTCAAGACCAAAATCGCTGTTGGCAAATCCTGAACGATTTACCTGAGTGGCAGAGAAGATCGGTACATTATATTCTACGGCCAAACCGCGCAGTTCTTCGGCCACAGACTTGATGTAGAAGTAACTATTGGTGTTAGCGTTCTGCTTGATCCTGGCAGAAGCACAGATGTTGATATAGTCAACGAAGATGACATCTGGAATGAAACGCTTCTTGATCTTGAGTTCATCCAGAAGGTGCTTGAAGTTTGCAACTGATGCACTTGCTGTGGGGTATTCCTTGACAATCAACTTGCCATGAATCTTACTCTTTAGAGCTTCCATCTTCTTGTCGTAAATATTCTTTGGAAGTTCTTTCAGACTATCCAAAGTGATGTCGAGAAGATTGGCATCAATGCGCTCGGCAATTCTTTCTTCTGCCATCTCACAGGTGATGTAAAGAACATTCAGATTCTGTACAAGGCAGTTGGCTGCGTGGTGGCAAAGGAATAGAGACTTACCTACGCCAGTACCAGCCATGACGATATTGAGTGTCTTGGCCGGAACACCACCGCCAGTGATGGCATTGAAGAATTCAAGATCGAATGGAATGCGCTTCTCTACCTGGTGATAAAACTGAAAACGGCGTTCAGCATCGTCAATATAGTCGTGACCAATGTGGTTGTCAAAAGAGACAGAAAGAGCATTCGAAAGAATAGTTGGAATTGCATTCTTTGTATGAGTCTTTGACTTTCCGTCGAGAATATGGATAGAATCCATGATAGCATTGTAAACTGCCTTATCCTTTACATGATTTTCGGTTTGTTCGACTAGCCAATTGATATCAGTAAGATCTGTTTCCGCAAAGATGTTTTCAATGCATTTGGCGCATTCTGTGTATTCATCCTCAGAAACCAGATCAAGCTTAGACAGGCTAATATCAATAGCCTCCCTTGTGGGGAGGCTATTGTACTTGGTAATAAAGTCTGAGATCAGATTGAAGATCTTCTTATTGGCATTTCCTGAAAAGTATTCTTCTTTGAGAAACGGATGAACCTTACGAGCGTAAGCTTCATTCGTTGCCAGATTCTTCAATATAACTGATTCCATCATCTTCAATTACCTCTCCGTCAAAGGTATCACCAATTGTTCCATCGCGTTCTTCTAGTAACTGAACTAGAATGCTTCCGATTACTTGATTAAATTCATCCTTATCAGATTCTGCGACTTGTCCGCTTACTATATCATAATCAAAATTTAATACAAGATTTTCATCAACTTCTTCAAGTTTAATTACCCCGTATTTAATAGCAACACCAGAAAATTTACCTTCGGCAAGTTCAATAGCTGCCTGATTTCCTTCTTTACCATCAACAATATTATACTTCATATTCTTCTGCTCTTTCTTTTGCTTCGTTTATAGAAATTTCTTCAATAAAGCACGGAGTTCCCGAACCAACCCAGGCCCCTATGATATTAAATTCAAAAAATTCTTGTGCTTCTTCAAATGTCATACCATCTTGAATAAGATTTTCTATAATCTTGGTTTGGCTGTAAGCGGCTATTGGTTTATCATGACCAAATCTCCACATTAAACCAAGAAATGCATTATCGTGACCGTCACAAAAAAGTACATTATCCATCTTTACCTCAAATCGTGTTAAATTCAAGCTTTGGGTTCTGAAGCTTGTGCATCCAGTAGTCGGCCATCTCTTCCATCATCTCTTCGAATGAAATGGTGGGTTCCCATGCCATCTCTCGCTTTGCCTTGCTAGCATCGCCACGAAGATAATGTAGTTCCTCTGGTCGTTCATACTTCTTATCGGTCTTGACATACTTACGATAATCCATGCCAAGATGTTCGAATACAAACTCAACCATGTCTTCTACTGAATATGCATATCCGGTAGCAAGAACATAATCGTCTGCCTTTGGCATCTGAAGCATGTTCCACATTCCACGCACATAATCCTTGGCATGGCCCCAGTCTCTCTTTGCTCGTAGATTTCCTAGAACAAGTTCATTTTCCATACCCAACTTGATCTTTGCTGCCTGGAGAGCGACCTTGTTGGTTACGAAGTTGATGCCTCTGCGTGGAGATTCGTGATTGAATAGAATCCCTGAGCAAATAAACATGCCATATGCATTTCTATAGTTGTGGCAAAGATTGTGAGCATAAAGTTTTGCACAGCCATATGGACTCACAGGACTCATATGAGTAGTTTCTCTCTGGTATCCATCAGAGTCACAAGAATTTCCGAACATCTCAGAAGTGGCTGCATGATAAACCTTAGTCTTTGGTGAAAATCTACGAACTGCTTCAAGTACCGCCAGAGTACCACCACCATTCACATCAAGAGTATACTTTGGAAGATCGAATGAAATCTGAACATGAGACTGTGCTGCTATATGATATAGTTCATCTGGCTGAAGCTTCTGTACATTCGTTTCAATGCTGATTGGATCGGTAAGATCTGCATAGTGAAGCTGAATCTTTCCTTGCTCCCAAACACTATTAATGCGAGTGGTCTGAGATTCTGGAACAGAGTTTCTACGAACTGTTCCATGAACTTCATATCCCTTCTCAACAAGCATCTCTGCAAGATAAGAAGCGTCCTGGCCATTGGCCCCGATGATAAGTGCTTTCTTAGCCATACTTGAATTCCTCCTGAACCTTTTCATCAATTTGCTTTAGAATATCAGCGGTGAAATACTTCTCAGGTTCCTCGTTGATATGCTTTTCAAACACCTTAGTACCATCAGGAAGTTCAATCTTAGTAGAGTTCTTCTTGAAGATACCACAATCCAAGGCAAGGTCAACAAGACCGTAGTAACGATTCAGACCGCTATCGAAGTTCAGTTGAACCTGAACGATCTTGTTTTCCTTGGTTAGTCGGCTCTTGTAAAGTTTGCAAGTAATTAGATTACCTACAACTTCATCATCCTGCTTATCCTTCTTCTTGGATAGAGTTACGATAGTAGAAGCCGCATATTTTAGACCAGATCCACCACCAAGTTCCTTTGTCGGAACATAGGCTCCTACTACATCGTAGGTGTGATTCGTCATGAGCATGGGAATCTTTGCCTTACCCAACTTCAGGGTAAGAACACGGAAGGTTCCCTTGATAACCTGTGCGCGCGTCATGTCGCGGGTATTCTTGCCTTCAGCCACATCGTTCATTTCCTTCGCTGTGCTCAACATGCCCAGAGAGTCAAGGACAATCATCATTGGCTTGCGCTCCGATTCGTCTGTTGCAAGAACCTTGTCAACGATGGTGAGGCACTGATGGCGAAACTCTTCAACTGTTTCGACGGGGAACACGGCAACGCGCTTGGGATCTACACCGCGCTCAGTGAACATGTCACTGGTGACTGCCTGCTCAGTGTCGAAGTAAAGAACTACGCCTTCCGGGTTCGCTGCCAGAAATTGTGCCACGATACCAATGCTGAAGTAAGTCTTGCCAGTAGCAGATTCACCAGCGAGACAGGTAATCTTGTTATTAGGTAGACCATCGAATAGACTACCAGATAGCAGAGCATTAAACACATAAGACCCAGTATCAATGTAGCCGCCAACATCAGATCCATCAAGTCCATCTTCGACTCTACTTGCGAATTTGTTTCCCGATGCATTAATCATTTCCTTTAAAAAATCCATTACTTATTCTCCTTGATATCATAATAGTAGTTGTCATCATGTCCGTCAATGATCCAGCGATCACTTTCTCCTTCACATCTCCAAGATTTATTATCAACCTTGAAGTCTGGATTCGTTGGGAAAGGTTTAGTAACAAAAGACATGTTCTTCCAATAGACTCTATTGTTTGGTTGTAGAGTATAATTGCCATTATCTAAAGCAATCATATGAAGACACTTATATTGGCTTGGTTCGTCAGAATATGAATTTCTGTACCAGTCAAATGTCATTACATACTCACCCCAATGTTCTGATTTGTCCTTTAGAATTACCTTTGCTCTTGTATCAAACAAAGCATCGTATTCAACAACAGAAACATTTTCATGGAAACAATCCCATAGCTGCAAATGATCTAGCGGCATTAGTGGAGCATCTTCTTTCCAACAAAGCATATGAATTGGAACTCTGCTTCTTACTAGACCATAATCAGTCATGACATGGAATGTCATTGCGCTACCAGAACACGATTGAGCACCAAATACCATGACCTTATCGAATTCTCCGATATGATCCTTATGCTGGTACATGTGTTCTCTTCTAAGGAAACAATAAAATTGATTGATGTTTACATTATGCAAATAAGGACTCCAATGTATTTCGTCGTTCTGTCTGCCACCCAATGGCTTCTACGATAGCCTTGAGCGGGTCCAGGAATGCTTTCTCAAACTGAGTATCATAATCAATATAGGCGTTTAAGTCAAACTCTTTTGGTAGAGAATTCATGAAAGAAATAACACAATCCTTGCCAGTTATACCACCAACAGGGTTTGGAGATTTGAGATACAAGAACTTGATCTTGTCTGCATCCCGAATCAATTGATATTTCTTTTCAAGCTTGGCCTTCTTGACATAATGATTGAAGAGAAGAGCACCCTTGACCGCGATTGGAGTACCCTTCTTGTAAATGGTTACTTGGTCCGTATAATCTTTTACGCCATTCACAGACCGAGGGAAGGCAATATCTTCTGGCTCAAACTTTTGGAATTTGTTTCTGAAATCATCGATATGCTTGATTAGGGTATCGTTGTCTTTGGTAAGAATGATATCGATACACTTCTTCAGTTCTTCCCGAATGATTTGCGGAGTAGATGATCTGGTCGTTTCAATGCCCATGATCTTGGTCTTGGGCTTGGCATACCGAACACCTTCGGAATCATGGACCAGAAGCATGTAACGCTTCTTGGCTGTCCAGATTCCCTTGGAAGCAATAGACTCGCGCTTCATAAACATCTTGTTTGCGTAAGCGTTCATGTTTTCAGCAAGTTCATCATAACACTTCTTGATATAAGGTTCGATTATCTCCTTGCAGCACTTGTCGAGATAGCTTACAATCTCTTCGGTTGATTTGCCCTTGGCCAACTTCTCAACAAGAGGACCCATGTTGATATAAATGGAGTCTGTATCGCTGGCCACGACATAATCAAACTCGCTCTTGAGCATCTTGTTTAGGAATTCGTTGATCTTGTTTTCAATCCAACGAATTGAAAGTTGGCCAGACAGCGTAATGGCCTCTGCGATTGATTCATCGTAATAGCGGAAGTATTCGTTTCCAATTGCACCGTAAGCTGAGTTTAGCTGAATCTTACGGGCCATCTGGAAGTTGTTGTACTTGGCAACCAGGAACTCCAACTCAGTTCTCTCTTCGTCAGTTATGTTCTTGCTTTCCAGTTTCTTCTGGCACTCAATCATCTTCTTCTTATACTGGCTGCGTTCGGCATACATCTTCTCCATGAGCCGAGGAAGGAATCCCTGAATGTCCTTACGCAGACCAACTCCATTAGCAGCAACGCAAATACCCTTCTTCTTGGCTTCGTTGGTGTAGGTCTGTGCCTCTGGTGTGTTATTGAGAACACGAATAGGAGTCAGACCACCACGGAAGAAATATGAATCACTGCAAATAGTCTCTGGAGAGAGATTGTATTGCATGATGAGGTGCGGATAAAGGCTGTTCAAGTCGAACGAAACGATCCAGTCATTCATGCCAAGAATAGGTTCCTTGACATATGCGCCTTCGTACTGTTGCTCCTTGACCGCAGACTTTTTCTTTGGAATTACAATTTTGTCTTTGAGAAGTTCGTTGTAGATAATGGTATCCCATGTACGAACCTGGCTGAAGACATCTTCATAGTTCACCTTGGCTGAGTAGGCCACGGCTAGAACCAGTTCGATCAGCTTCATTTTCTGTTCAAGCTTATAGACTAGTTCAACATCGTGGTAATTATAGTGAACAAACTTGTTGAAGTCATTCTTGTAGAACTCCTTCAAGTTGTCGTATTCGTCATAAGAGAGTTTACGCTCTCCTAGTTCCACTGAGGCAATATAATCAAGTCGATATGATTCTTGCTTTGTGTAGGTGAACTTGTTGTATAGCTCGTAATAGTCAAGCGTGGAGACACCTACGATGTCATAGCACTTCTGGGGTCCACGGGTTGCAGACTGAATAACCTTCTCAAATACACGATTGAACGGAGACAATCGGGCGGAATCTTCTTCTCCCATCAAATAATTGATTCTATTATAAAGGTATGGGATATCGAAGAAGCGAACATTCCAGCCCGTGATAATGTCTGGGGCATGTGATTCCCAGAAGATCAGGAAGTCTTCCAGGAGTTTTCTTTCATCGTCGTACTGCTGACATTTTACATTTGGAATGTCGATATTGAATTCCCCCAGCCCAAAGACATAGGACTTTGCTCCAAGCCGAACCGTGATCGCAATGATCTTTTCGGTTGGGTTTGAAATCTGGGGAAAGCCGTCTTCGCATGTCGTTTCAATATCGATGAAAGCTGTAACAATCTCTCGTTCATTGTAGGAGATTTCTTCTGGAAATTCCTTGCTGATGAGCTGGTAGATGAAGTCTGTCTGGCCATAGACTTCAAAGCCAGAGATGCCATCATACTTCTCAATGAACTCACGACACTCATACATGTTGCCAGGACTGACTGGTTGTAGAGGCTGGCCATAGAGAGTCTTCCATTCTGAAGACTTATTGCTGGATACAAAGAGAACAGGTTCAAAGGGAACTTCCCTCTGAACCCGAATCCCATTTTCCACCCCTCTATAGAGGATCTTGCTGCCGCGAGTTTCTACGCAAGTATAAAAAGACATGCGGCGATTATAGCGAGATTACTGCTTCTTGCAAGTTTCTTCCTTCGACTTTATATAAGCCGAGAATAGAACGCAATAATTCATGATATCTAGAATTGCGTCCCGATAACCTTCATTATCAACAACAAGCTTTCCAGCATTTGCAAATGTGCTTAGACGGGAAACCTTATCTGTGATCCGCACCAAAAATCCCTGCTCTGTATTGCAGATTCCCATTGCTTCACATCTTTCAAAATTTGCAAATGGCTGTTCTCCACTGTTACCAGCATAATCATGATTTTTCTTCTTCATGATATCAAGAGCAATCTTTGAAAGCTCTTCATGATGTTTAAATAGTTCTTCTCTGTTCATACTCCAGTACTCCCGAAGCCACCGTTTCTATCTGTTTTCTGTTGTGGTCTTTCTGTTAGATGGAGGTAAAGAAAGTGTTCCTTTCTTACTAGTTCCATCTGCGCGATTCTTTCTCCGTGAGAAATTTCGTAAGAAATATCACTGGTATTCACTACTGGAATCATTAGCTCTTCCACATAATCAGAATCAATGATTCCTTCACAGTTGGCTAGAATCAATCCCTTCTTGATTGAAAGACCAGATCGTGGGTGCATTCTCAAAGAATAGTGTTCGGGAATGTCAAGGATAAGTCCTGTTGGAACGAGAATTCTTTCTCTTGGTCCGATACGAATACCCACGGTATTTTCGTCTGTGGTAGTTGTACTCTTACTATTGTATCTGTCGTAGGTTACGATTGTACTATTCTTAAGATAAGCATAAACATCAACACAGGCCGAGTTTTCGGTCTGTAGTGATGGATCTTGTGCTGTTGGATGTAGTTTATAAATTCCTATTGATTGCATAATCAGATAATACACTAAAAACTAGGAATGTCAAGTCCATATTGACTGCCAAATACCCAACCAATTACAAATATTACCGTATTTTTGTTGAATCAATTGAGCGTATTCCTGTTCGTTTAATGGATTTTCCCCTGTCCATGTATCAAACCAAGCGCAATCCCATGTACCATTTGGTTGCCATGTTTCAACATCATCTACTACTAAATTAAATCTATTATCCTTTGGACAATGATCCCAAACCAAGTCAATAACATCTTGATTTTTTTCAATTATAGTAACTGATGTTATGTTTGGATCTTGTATCAATTTATGATTTACTAGACCAAGACCAAGACCACCGATTAAAACATCTCCAGTCATATTATCCCACAGCGGTTGATGTTCTGCATATTCACTATAAGTATCCGACATTACAAATTTTATATCATCATGAAATAAGAAAGTGTAATCGTCGTGCGGTTCTGTCTTGCCACCACAGGAAGATCCAAAAACATCAGTGTATATGGTATTAGAATCGCCAGTAGCTTTTCTTATAGACCATTTGCCAGAAGTTCCAATTGGAATATTCACTTTTATTCTTGTCATCCGTATGCCTTTATTCTTACTTGTCCTGCACCGCCAGCACCGCCGTTTGCGCTAATAACCGAGGAGTTGAATCCACCGCCACCACCGTTTCCGGGTTGAGATCCTGTTCCGCCTACTGTACTTCCTGATGTTCCTCCTGCGGCAACAGTTGTATTTCCAAAAACAGAAGATCCACCATTAAGTGCTCCGTTACCACCATTGCTTGTTGATGTTCCCGGAGCACCACCATTAGATCCAGTTCCTCCGTTTGTATTTACATCTCCATTGGATGCAACTCCAGCAGAACCACCCGAAGCAGTAGTGTTGTATGTTGATTCTGTTTCACCGCCACCACCACCACCAGCAGTTGGTACTGTAGTAAACAAAATTGTATTGCCGCTTCTAGTGTGAGAATTCAAAGTAGTTGATGTGCCGCTTCCTCCAGAATTTGTTCCGCTTCCTGCACTTCCGGCAGTACCTACAGTAAAATTCAAAGTATCATTAGCTTGCAAACCACCTTGCAAACTGCCTCTATAAGTGTATTTTACATACGCACCGCCACCACCACCGCCACCGCCATGATATCTTGTATTTCTTCCAGAAGTTAATGTTCTCCCTGCTCCACCGCCACCACCGCCACCAACTATTTCAATTTCAAGATAGATTGTTCCGGCAGGAACTGTATAGTTTTGTGATCCCGTGGATGTTATATCGGTTGTTGATATTAGGCGAGGAGTACGAATATACCCCGCCTTGAATGATGGAATTATCATGTGGATAGTGTTCCGGCAATGTTGTAAATATTGCTAGAATAAGATATAATCGTTGCAGCACCATGCTGACCAGCAAGTTTTAATAATCCACCATAACTGTTTAATGTCACGCCAGCGGCAGCAGTAAATCCAACTTGTCCAGCACCTAATTGAATTGCTGTACAATTAAATCCAACAGGAAGTCCAGTTGGAATTGTAACAGTAACGGCAGACGCATTATTGAATGTTAGAATTTCCCCGTTATCAGTGCTTAATATAGAATATGTTGTTCCTGTTTGTGTGTTAATTGCACTTGAGGAAATTCTATATCCTGTATCAGAAGAGACTGTTCCTGCAAATGTTGCACCAGAAGAAGCACTCAATCCACCAGGAAGATTCAATGTTCCATAAATTGTCGCTGATACTTGTGCTGTAGCACCAATGACTGCTGTGTTTGATCCAAGACCTAAAGCATTTGTTCCTATTACAATTTCGTTTGTTTGTCCGTTGGCAGATGCCCTTGACCACTGGCCAATATAAATTCCGCCTGTCCCCGTTGTTCTGTTAGAAACAACATTTGGTTCTTCGTTATCTAAATCGTTTGGAAAAAGAATATCTAAATCGCCACGATATGCTCCTGCTGCATGACCAATGGCAACATTTGCTACACCAGAACTATTCTTTTCCAAAGCCAGATAACCAATTGCTACATTTCTAAATCCAGTAGTAGTGTTTTGTAGAGAAGATGATCCTATTGCAGTATTCTGCTCGCTTGCTGTAGACGATGAAAGAGCAAGAGAACCTATAGCAACATTAACGGAGCCATTTTCATTTTCATCTAGTGCGTTTGCTCCTATAGCAACATTATTGATTCCTCCTTGAATATCTCTCGCTGCATGATATCCTATTGCAACATTATTGATTGCACCAGTAGAATCGCGCATTGCCTCTCTACCTATAGCAACATTGAATGTTCCTGACGGACATGCAGTTGCGCCGATTACTACACTATTCTGATCTCCAGCTGCACCTATTCCGACACGAATTCCGTTGATTGTTATATCACTTGCAAATGTAACTCCACCAGATCCAGAAATTCCCTGTGTGAATTGTTGCAATCCACTAAATGACTGAGCGATGTTGGTAAAGGCAACATTTGTAATAGCACCAGTAAATCCATTGATGGATGATACACCCTGAATAGCACCAGTATTTCCGTTAAAAGAAAGAACACCTGTATTAGTAATAGTTACGGAACCAGTCGCACCTGATACAGAAATACCTGTTCCAGCAGCAGCGGCAGATACTCCTTGAACCGCACCCGTCAGACCATTAAAAGAATAAACTAAAGGTAATTGAGAAACTGATTTGTTTTCCCAACCAGTAAGTCCGTCAACATAAGTCAACACTTGGTAGTCAATTAGAGGAGATGATATAATAACATCCGTGAGGTCATCCAGAGTTATGGATACTGAACCACCACCGCTTGATGTACTTCTAAAGCTTCCAGACTGAATAATCAATGCATCTGTTGTGTTTGTTAAATCAGTTGCACCAGACTTGACTATCAAATAACCAGCAAAAATTGCATTTGTTCTTGTATTCTCAATTTCTGAGAAATTTTCTAAGTCTATATTTGCAGCAGCAACAGCAATACTAGTATATTCTGCTCTACCATAATAAACACCAAGAAGCGTTGGTGTATTTGGGTAATAGAACAATCTTTGAATGGTATATTTACCACCAGGAACTGTTGCTAATGTTCCGCTTCCATCATCATATTTTGTCGGATCTATCTCTGTCTGATTTGGAACTGTTATAAAGCTTCCAGCAGTGATACCGCGATAATATCTAAAGAATGTACAATCGGTTTGAGCAGGATCTGAAACTACGCTAGGGTCATCAGTATTATTGATCCAGTTTCTACCAAGGCTGAATGCCTTACCAGAGGTTCTATTGAGTTTTAGATTTGCTCCGTTTGGGGAAATGCTATGGCCAGAAACTTTAATGGGACCGAAAGATCTAATGAACTGTTCATACTGCTTATCGGTAGCATAAGCAACATTTGGGTTTGTTCTTGCAAGATTGATGTAAGTTCTTGAAGGATGGACTAACTGGCCTATGATTATAGTAGTTTCTAACTGTTCATCGGTATAATATTCGGTTCTTTGCTGTACATTGCCAGACGAGTCAATATAGAGCCAAGTTGTATCTGAAGTTGCAAGATTTGTTACAGTTACTCCGGTCTGAGATGGCCATGTAACATAATTGAATATGGGCTGTGGATCTGCCGTGTATGTAGATCCTGATGCATGAATTTGGCCTCTTCCAGAAGTTATATCAAATTGAGCAGTGTTTCCTGCATTTATGGAAATAATTCCACCGTGCAACAGTCCAGTTGCAAGACTTGATGCGTATATGTTTGCGCTAATACCATAAACAGTAGGAGAGCTAAAAGCAAGCGTATTACCTACAATGCTTATTGACATATCTTGTCCAGCAGATATGCCAACAGCACCGCTTAGTCCGTTAATAGTTGTAACAGCACTGGTAATTCCTCCACCAGTACTAGAAGCTGAAATTACTAGAGGCCCAGTCCCATTATAATTTGCAAAACTAATATTTGAACCAGCAGAAATACCATAAATGCTCTTATTGACCCACCCATCACCATTATAAATGTAATGAATGCCACCGAAATCATAGGTATTACCGACTGAAGGATTGTTTGGGAAACTAATTGGCATATGTCATATATTTATGGTTATCAGCTGATCCAAACCTGAGATCCGCTTTTAGTTACTGACGTATAGATTATTCCATCATCCGTGTTGTACCATCTATCACCTGGGTTTGAAGATGCTGGTGCGGTTAAACCCTCGGTGAAAATACAAGCATAATTTTGTATACTTCCGTCAGGAAATTGTAATCCACCATTCGTAAGCTCAAGAGAAATAGAACCATTTCCGCTTATGCTAGTAAAAGCATCAATATCTAAAGTTGAAGAATTGATATTTACAGTCGATAGAGCATCTTCAGTTGCTATTTGAAATATATCAGATTTTTTACCAGCAGTAAAACCATAAGCAAAAATCTTAAATGCGTTTGTTATTCCGTCAGAAATGCCAAAACGCAATTCTGGTGCTTGACCAAGCAATCCCCAATTAGCAAGAAGAACAGCAAGGTCTGCACCGTTCACAGTTCCGTCTAAATTTACATCCCCAAGCAACCCATTCGTTAATAGCGTTATCTTTACCCAGGCATCAGGGTTTGTTGCAGTAGTATAATAATAATATGCACCATTACCATCGCCACTATCAACCACCCACGCTAAATCACCATCTTCTGGATTCGGAGATGCCTGTAAAGCTGTTACATTAGGAAATGATCTTAGTAACTTATAGCCAGAATCAATAGACACTGTTATATTACCAGTTCCTCCAGAAGGAGAAACTGTTATTCCGTCAGTTCCAGCAATTGATAAAACACCAGTATTGGAATAAGTTATGGTATTATTCGAATATGTTACGCCTATTCCAGAGCCTGCTGACCATGTGACTCCACCAGTAAATCCATTTGCAGTCAATACCGCTTGTGAAACTGATCCTCCCCCACCAACAGCATCAACTCTTACATTAGAACCTATTCTGGTTACATTTAGATTGTCACCGAAATCTATTACACCTACACCAGTTCTAACTACTATACTTCCCTTACTTCTTACGCCTAAACCGCTACCGCCACTGGCAAAAAGAGGATCTGAGGCTAGTTTTGAAATTTTTTCGTCAAATAATTTTATATCGACAGAAATGCTTTTTTTCGCTTTATCATAAACTAAAGGATAAGAAGCAGATAAAAGGCCAGTGTCTCCTTGATCACCCTTATCGCCTTTAGGACCCTGCAATCCTTCGGGACCCTGTTCTCCTTGTATTCCTTGCGGCCCCTGTGGCCCTCTAGGACCTTGTGGACCCTCTGGACCAACATCCCCCTGTGGGCCTTGTGGTCCTGGTTCTCCAGCTAAACCATCATCCCCCTTAAGCCCCTGTGGGCCTTGTGGTCCTGGTTCTCCTGCATCTCCTTTATCGCCCTTGTCCCCTTTAGGTCCCTTTGGTCCTTTGGGGCCAATAGAACCAGGTTCTCCCTTATCTCCTTGCAATCCACGGGGACCCATTGGCCCAGCTGGACCTATTGGGCCAGCAGGACCCATTGGGCCTGGTTCGCCGTCCTTACCGTCCTTGCCATCGGATCCTGGAAGGCCATCTGATCCTGGATCCCCTCTTATTCCCTGCAACCCCCTTGGACCAGCTGGACCCTGCATTCCAGGAGATCCAACACTAGGTGCAGCTTCTATTACAGTTTCTGGTTCCTCAAAAATATTGAGAGGAGCAGACTTTGATGGTATAATAGTAAATTTTTGTTGTATCTTTGGGAGTGGTTGAAAATTTTCTGTAATCAAACTGTCATTGCTTTTGATAAGCAATATTTCTCCAGTTTCATCTTTTAGAAAATAATTCTTAGTTCCGCCTAATTTATATTCTTTTCCATACCACTGAGTAGGAACACATTCAAATACAGAACCTTTTTTTAGATCCTGTATGTCATTTTTTAATATTATCTTTGTTCCAGGCGTAAAACTATTTTTCATTTATCACCTGTAATATACTTCTACAGTAGAGTCCTTCTTGATCTTTATTTTAGAAACAATACCTCTTACTGTTCTTGTTTTTTGCCTGTCGGTGGCTATCTTTGAAAATTTTTTAATCTTTAACTTCATAGTAAACCACCATCTTCATTTGATAGTTCAAATCTTCCTCTCAACAATGTATCTGAGAAAGTGTTGCCATTAAAAATTTCCAAAGAATAAAAATGTCTTCCACTAGGAATACTTCCCATAATATCCGAATCTATGCTAACATAAATTCCACCAGTCAAAGTGGCAAGATTTTCATCTTTATTTCTATAAACAAAAGATTTTGAAGAATCGTGAGTCAATCCTCCAGTTCCGGTAGGAACATAATAGGTAACTCCAGTTACACCAGCAATTATTAAAGTATGCTCATCCATCGGTAAAGCTCTGAAGACGCTAAAGGTAACTTTATCGAATGTTGCAGAAATAGCAGCATCATTTTCATCGTAATAAGTTACATGAAAATTAAAATTGTTTCCCTTTATGCCTTCAAGATCTTTTTGTGGAGTCATATTCTAGCTTTCTTCTTCTTTTTATTTATCTTCTTTTTTTCCTTTTCTTTTTGCTTCTCTACCATTTCAGCCATAGCTCTTTCATCTTGAATCTTTGCTACAATATGCTTGTAAGAATTGAAGTTGTTTTGAATTCTTTGTCTATGTTCTTCTGGAAATTTATTTTCGCAAAGAAGCTTATGACAAATTTGCATTCCCAAGTGAAATTTTCCTACTGAATGGGCAACCGCACCTAATTCATCAAGAATGCCCCATGAGTATGGAATTTCTTCTACGAACAAATCATCCATTACTGGTCTTGGAATCTCCAATGCCATGCGCGCATAAATGTATGCTGCCTTTGGCCTGTCATTCATTCTACAGAGTCTTGCTAATTGATACAGTGGCTCTGCTCTTGTTGGTCTTGCTTCGTATGATCTCATGAACATGTCATAGATTTCATTCCAAGGATGTTGTAGGAAGACCTTACAAATTGCCATTCTGTAGATAGAGAAAAATATCTCTTCTTCCCAACCACCAAGTTCAGATCTCTTTCTATAAGCCTCAAGAGCTTTTTCAAATTGGAAAGAATCAAAATAGCTTTGTGCAAGATAAAAATGATATCTTGTATTTGTCGGATCTTCTAAAATTGCCTTTTCTAGAACTTCTGCATCTCTGGCATACTTTTCCTTCGGATCGATACCTACGTTTCTTGCACCTTCTGTTCTAGCTTCTATGCAATAGTTTCCAGGTAGCTTTTCTATCTTGTATGGCTTAGGTTCAGAATCTGGATATTCGTGAAGAATTCCGACATATTTCCAATCCCTATTGTTCTTGAATAGCTGTGTTCTCCACCAAGAAAATTCACCTCTCTTGAACTGTAAGGTATAAGCATCTGCACTTGCATTTTCTGGTAGCACTAATTCACCGTGTAGGAAGTCATCTGCGTCTATGACCCAAGCATAGTCTGCCTTGCCTTTGGCGTTCTGGAACGCCTCTGTACGAGAGCCAATACTGTTCCCGTGATTACCGAATCCCTTCCAATCTGACTGGTAAATTTCTCCTGGAATATTCTTCTCAGCAAAAAACTTACGAATCATATCCTGAGTTCCATCAGTAGAACCAGTATCTGTGATATCGTAACGGTCAATATACTTGTAAACAGATTCTAAACAGCGAAGAATAACGTGAGTTTCGTTCTTCACGATCATGCATAGTGTAATTGTTGGTTTCATATTGTATCTATTCTACATTTTGGAGCGATAAAATCAAGTGTTATTCTTGATCCAAATTTCCACATCTATCTTTGGCTTCCATCCTAGATGGCTTATTTGTTCTATATTTGCTAAAGTTGATTTAGCTTCTCCCTCTCTTGGGGGCAAATGTTTGGTTGGCCCACCAACCATTTTTGCTATTTCGTTTACCGAATAATTTTTTCCGGTTCCAACATTTAATGTTCTAGTCAACATTTTAGTATCACCATAATCGTGGTTGGCTAAAAGAATGTTTGCTTCGACAACATCGGAAACATGAACAAAATCTCTTCTTTGTTCTCCATTACCTACTATAGTAAGTGGTTCTCCAGCTGCCTTCTGTCTTCCGAAGATACCAATTACAGGTGCATATTGCCCTTTTACTGGTTGCCTTTCTCCAAAAACATTGAAATATCTAAAAATATGTGTTTCTAGACCATACATTTTAGAATATAATTTGCACAATTCTTCCGCATTTTGTTTAGTTACAGAATACGCATTTAGGCAATCTGGTGGAGCTGCTTCATTGCTTTTTCCAGTATTACCGTAAATTGCAGAAGTTGACGAAAGAAGTACCTTTTTGACTCGGTGTTTTCGTGCTAGCTGAAGAACCGTTCCTGTGCCAAGAACATTGACTTCTATTGCCTTGAGAGGATCTTCAATGCAATTTTGTATTCTCGCCTCTGCTGCTAGATGAAATACTACATCAACATGATTATACATGTCACTAGTCATAACATAATCAGTTACGCAGTGATGATTATACTTTGCTTTTTTATTGAAGTAAAATTCATTATGTGCGTCTGACGAGAGATTGTCAATGACATTTACTTCATGACCATCTTCTATAAGACGATCAACTAGATTCGATCCAATAAATCCACAACCGCCAGTTACTAAGTATTTCATTTTATTTTATATCTTAAAGTAATTACATGCAAAAGTATCTCTTATCGGAGAACCCATTTCAAATTCTTTATTATTAAAATCAACAAAAAGATTTGTTAATACGCTCTGATCATGTCTATGAT